TGTCTATCGGTATCAAGGCCAAGCCTATTCTTGGATTGGTTTTGACGAGATTACTCATTTACCAACTGAGTTTGGATGGAACTATCTCGCTTCTCGCCTAAGAACGACCGACCCGGACATTACACCTTATATGAGATGTACAGCGAATCCGGGTGGTGTAGGTGCTACATGGGTTAAGAAAAGATATGTTGATCCCCATCCACCTAATGAATCGTTTACAGGTGGCGATAATCTAACTAGAAAGTTTATTCCGGCTAGATTAGATGATAATCCATATTTAGCTGAAGATGGTCGGTATGAAGAAATGCTCAAGGCATTACCGCCCACTCAACGTAAACAATTACTAGAAGGTAATTGGGATGTTAATGAAGGCGCAGCCTTTACAGAGTTTGATCAAGACGTACACGTTATTACTCCTTTTGAGATACCTATCTCTTGGGAGCGTATAAAAGGTATTGACTACGGTTATGCTTCTGAAAGTTCCTGTATATGGGGAGCAGTTGATTCATCAGATGGTACTTTAATTATTTATAGAGAATTATACCAGAAGGGGTTGACAGGAGAAGACTTAGGAAATAAAATAACTCAAATGGAGTTAAACGATCCGTATTCTGTTCAAGGGGTTTTAGACACAGCAGCGTGGGCTAAGACCGGAACAACAGGCCCAACAGTAGGTGAATCTCTTGTTCGTGCAGGTCATAAGCTACGAAGGGCTGATAAGAATCGGATACAAGGTAAAGTTCAAATCCACGAATACTTAAAAGTGCAACAAAGCGGTAGGCCACGATTACAAATATTTAACACTTGTCCTAACCTGATACGTGAGCTACAAAGTATTCCTCTGGATCGTTCAAACCCAGAAGATGTAGATACACACGCGCCAGATCATGCTTATGATGCTCTGCGCTATTTAATAATGTCTAGACCAAGAATACAAGATTCATTTAGTAGAATAAGAAATCTGCATTTGGAACAGGCTTATACCCCGGCTGATAGTGAGTTTGGCTATTAGTAAAATAATTTATAACTCAAGCGAGGAAATAACCAATGGCAAATCCAGTTTATAAAGTTAGAGACACTGGCAGAAACTCTGCTAGGACAGGAGATGTAAGAGAAATGGCAGATAATATGCTGACCTCTTGGACTTCTGTAACTACAGGAACTATTGCAGTAACAGACGATACTAATACTGATGTTAGCTTTACACAACCTGCTGACACAATAATTCGTAGTCTTATTGCAGTTCCGGCAGGAAATATTGTTACAGCAGGTGGAAGCGGTAACGATGTAGATTTCAGTTTAGGAACTTCTTCAGGAGGCTCTCAACTTATTGCAACAGAAGCTATCTTAGATGATGGTGGTTCAGCAGTAACTTGGACAGCTAATGCACCTTTGTATATCATTCAAGATTCACATGGTCATGGAGCTAATGCTTTTGTTGGAACAGGCGTAACAGCAGGTGTTGTTGGTGGCCCTGCAACAAGTGAAGCTATTGTTATAGCAGCTACTTTGTATACTGCTTCTGCAAGAACACTCTATGCACGATTAACTCCAATAGGTGCTGATTTAGCTACAGCAGCAACTACTGTGACTTATCTAATTGAGTACTTACATCTAGGTGCTACACCTGATCAATAGATCATAACTGTTTTACCACAGGTGTTACTATATGTTTCCAGAACTATATTTAGTTTATACCATAATAGTAACGCTTGTGGTTTTAACACATTAAGGTTTTAATATGGCTGAAGAAGAAAATAGTTTAATACAGAATGCAGATGGTATCTATTTTGAAGCAGTAGAAAATGAAGAAGGTATGAATTTAAATCTTGAAGGAGAATTAAATAACCGACTTGCAGGACTTATTGAAGATAGATTTACTACTGCTGAATTAGCTAGAGATGCTGATGAAAATAGATGGATGACCGCTTATCATAATTATCGTGGTCTTTATCCGAAGAATGTTAAATTTAGAGAATCAGAAAAATCTAGAGTCTTTGTAAAAGTAACTAAGACAAAAGTATTAGCAGCTTTTGGTCAGCTAGTGGATGTTATCTTTGGAGGCAATAAGTTTCCTATAGGTGTAACTGAAACTAAAGTACCTGAAGGTGTTCCAGAAATAGCACACCTTGATACTAATAATCCTGTACCCGGAATTGAAACAAGTTCAAGTGAAGAAGCAACAGATGATACTCCTAGTAATCCTTTTGATGTAGGCTATGAAGGAGATGGTAAAGATTTAAAAGCGGGTGAAACTTTTAGTGTAGCAGAACCTTTAGATAAGCAAGCTGCTAATATATTAACTACTGGTGCTTCTGCTAATCCACAAATTCCTGAAATGAAACCTGCTCAGAAAGCAGCAAGGAGAATGGAGAAGTTAATACACGATCAAATAGAAGAGTCTAATGGTGCTAGTGAAATAAGAAATGCTTTATTTGAGGCATCTTTATTTGGAACAGGAATTGTTAAAGGCCCATTTAATTTTAATAAAACTCTTAACAGATGGACAGATGAAGAGGGAGAGCGTACATATAATCCATTACAAGTACGTGTACCCCGAATTGAGTTTGTAAGTATTTGGGATTTCTTTCCAGACCCTAATGCTACAGGAATGGATGAATGTGAATATGTTATTCATAGACACAAATTAAATCGTTCGCAATTTAGAAGTTTATCTAAGCTTCCTTATTTTGATAAAGATCAAATACGTGCTTGCCTTGAGATGGGGGCAAACTATGTAGAAAAAGATTATGAGTATGAACTGAAAGACGATAATAGATCATCTGATGTTGGTTCAGCTAAATATGAAGTACTAGAGTATTGGGGCATTATGGATGCCGAATATGCTAGAGAAATTGGAATGGAATTAAGTGATGACGTAGACGATCTAGATGAAGTCCAGATCAATGCTTGGGTTTCAAACGGCAAAGTACTACGTGCAGTTGTTAATCCATTTACGCCACACAGGATTCCTTATCATTCTTTTGCCTATGAAAAGAATCCGTATAGCTTTTTTGGTATAGGCGTAGCTGAAAATATGGATGACTCTCAAAAGATTATGAATGGTCATGCACGTATGGCTATAGATAATCTTGCATTATCAGGTTCATTAGTCTTTGATGTAGACGAGACTGCTCTTGTTGGCGGTCAAACAATGGAGATATATCCGGGTAAAGTATTCCGCAGACAAGCAGGAGTTCCCGGTACAGCCATTAATGGTGTGAAGTTTCCTAATACATCTACAGAAAACATGATGATGTTTGATAAGTTTAGACAACTAGCAGATGAGCAAACAGGGATACCAAGCTACTCGCATGGTCAAACTGGTGTTCAAAGCATGACGAGAACAGCGTCAGGGATGTCAATGTTACTCGGAGCAGCTTCACTAAACATAAAGACAGTTATTAAAAACCTTGATGACTTTCTTTTAAAACCTTTAGGCGAAGCATACTTCCAATGGAATATGCAATTTCTTGAAAGTCAATTAGGAGTGGAAGGAGATTTAGAAGTTAAGGCTACTGGTACAGCAAGTCTTATGCAAAAGGAAGTAAGGAGTCAACGGCTTACTACTTTCCTTCAAAGTATTCAAAATCCTGCTATTGCTCCGTTTGTTAAAATTAATAAACTCATTGGAGAGCTTGCGTACTCGCTTGATCTTGATCCTGATGAAATACTCAACGATCCAGAAGAAGCGGCTATCATGGCTCAAATTATAGGGATGCAAAATAATGTTGGACAAGCAACTGGCGAAACGCCTCTCACTCCTAACGAGCAACAAGGAGGCATGGGAGGGCTTGAAGGAACACCTCAACAACCTACGGAACTTGGAGTTACGGGTACTGGTGGGGGCAACATCGGAACAGGAAATGTTCCGCAGTCAGGGGAAGATCAATTCTCTGGAACGCCTAGAGCAGTTGAAGGATGAAGTTGATGAAGCTAAAGGACGAAGCACCTAAACATATAGGGAAATTTTGGTCTAGGCATCAAAGAAAGTTTCTAAACTATAATGAATGGATTGCTGAAGAAAGAAGAATGGAATGTTTAGAAAGAAAAATAAAATGAGATTATTAATATTAAATGCGTTAGCTGCTAAGTACGAAGGAGAACTCCAAGTATTTGCAGTCAATATAGAAAATTATTTATCTGGTTCTGTAGGTGTTCCTGAACATCCAGACCTAGTAGGAGAAGTAGATAAGTTAATAGCAGAAGTATCTACTGTAGAAGAAAAGTTAAAAATAGTTAATGATCTAATTAAAATAGAAGAGGTTGAATCAAATGAGAGTTAAAGCTCCTAAAGGTTATCATTGGATGAAACAAAAGAACGGCAGCTATAAACTAATGAAACATACAGGTAAGTTTAAAGCTCATAAAGGCGCAAGCACAACAGCAAACTTTGACGTACAGAAAGCACACAGGAGTTAATAATGGCTAGTAAATCTAAAAGAAATAGACAACGTAGAAAAAGAAAAGAAGCATTACTAGCTGCTCCCGATATTGCTATAACTGTAGCTGTAGCCGATCCTTCTAAAGAAAAGAAATATGGTGGTGGTATAATGAATCCACCTGAAAGAGAAATATATCAAGAAGGAGGTATGCCCGGAATGGTAGAAATGGAACAAGAAGTTCCAGTAGACACATACCCAAACATACCGCCAGAAGAGATGGCAGCAGCAGAAGCTTCACAACTTCCAGATGAACAGATGGAAGAAGATTATGTAGATTTCGTAATGAACGAAGCTTTAGACCAAGAAGAACAAATGTATTTAATGAATGCTCTAGAGGACGATCCGCAGCTTAGTATGATTTTTGACAAAGTTGTAGATACGGCTTCTGAGTTTTCTGGCTCTGGTGAAGTTGCCGGGCCGGGAACGGGAGTCTCAGATTCAATACCCGCCAGATTATCTGATGGGGAATTTGTGATGACCAAAAAAGCCACCGATCAAATAGGTGCAGACAGACTTCAAACAATTATGGACGAAGCTGAACGTGCTTATGACGGTGGTTTAATGAGGAAAGACAAGGAAGAAGAATTAGAAGGTAACATGAATAAAGTAATGTTGACTGCTAATCAGATGCCTAGTCTTAATGTTAGACAACGATAACGGCTACCTTGAAGTAAAAGCACCTTACTAAATTATCTGTACAAATAATTTATTGTAATGGCTACCTTTTAAAACTTACAAGCCCCGTGGAGGAAGTATTATGGCTGAGACACAAACTAATCCTGTGGAGGAAAAAGCACCTAACCCTTATAATGCAAAGAAAGATTGGCACACCCCTGATAGACCATCAATGGGTGATGCTGATGGATTATTCTACGCACCATCTGAAGACCAACAAGCTACGCCTTCTGAGGAATCAGAAAAGCCCCTTGTTAAAAATTCTAAAGATGTTAATTATAAGAAGAGGTATGATGATCTAAAGAAACATTACGACAGTAGGATTTCTGAGTTCAAACAAAAGGAACAAGAACTTCTTGCGGAGGCTGCTGATAAAGCACCGAAGTATCAAGCTCCGAAAACTTTAGAAGAACTTGAGAAATTTAAAGCGAAAAATCCAGACTTGTATGAAACAGTTGAGACTGTTGCTCATTTACAAAGTGAGAATCAAACTCAAGAACTACGTCAACAATTATCGGCAATCCAAGAGCGTGAAGCCGATCTCTTAAAACGAGAAGCAGAGACAGTTCTAAGAGCTAATCACCCCGATTTTGAAGATATACGGGGTAATGATGATTTCCACGAATGGGCGAAAGCACAGCCTGAAGATATACAGAAATGGATTTATTCAAACAATAGTGATGCGACTTTAGCTAGTCGTGCTATAGACCTTTACAAAATGGAAAAGGGTATAATAGCTCAGTCACCACAAAAGAGGCAGTCCAAAAATCAGGAGAAGAGGTCTGCCGCCGATATGGTGTCTACAAAAACTACAGCGGTGGATGCGAAAGCTCCTAAAATTTGGACAGAAAGAGAAATTGCTAAGATGTCTATTGATCAGTTTGACCGATATGAAGATGAAATTAAACTGGCTTTATCAGAAGGCAGAATAGCGAAATAAGTTTTGAGGAGATATTACAATGGCTTATAATCAATCTGACCAATATTTTGAACCGTCTACGGATACCAATGCTAACTTTGGTAATTCCGTATCGGGACAAAATAATTCATTCTTTTTACCTTCTGTCTATTCAAAGACAGTCCTAAATTTCTTTAGGAAGTCATCTGTTGCGGAAGCAATTACCAACACAGATTACGCAGGTGAAATTACAGGGTATGGTGATTCTGTAAAGATCATCAAAGAACCAGAAATTACTGTTTATCAGTATGAAAGAGGCGCAGATGTAACTGCGACTAAGCTCACTGACCAAGAATTAACTTTGGTCGTTGATACAGCAAACGGCTTCAAGTTTATAGTTGATGACATTGAAAGTAATATGTCACACGTAAACTGGCGTGACGTTGCTGCATCTTCAGCAGCTTATTCAATTAAGGATGCTTTTGATGAGGGCGTTATTGCAACAATGTTCTCTGGAGTATCCTCATCTAGCCCTAATCATATTTTGGGTTCTGATAATGCAACCGATCTAGCAGCAGGTACTTTTGATGGTACTGGTAATCTAGACATTGGTTTTGCTGCTTCTGAACATGATCCTATTGATGTGCTTTCACATATGGCACGTTTGTTGGATGAGCAAAATGTTCCAGAAGAAGGACGTTGGTTCTTAGCAAATCCAGAGTTTTATGAAGTACTTGTTCAAAGTTCTTCTAAGCTTCTGTCTGTTGATTACAACGCAGGTCAAGGTTCAATCCGTAATGGACTAGTATCAACTGGTAAGTTACGTGGATTTGATATGTATAAAACTAACAACATTGCCTCTACTTCAAATGCAGCAGGTAAATGTATTGGTGGTCATATCTCATCTACTGCAACTGCTCAGACTATTACTAGTACTGAAGTGTTGCGTGATCCTGATAGCTTTGGTGACATAGTACGAGGACTTCATGTTTATGGAGCTAAAGTACTACGTGGCGAAGCATTAGTTTCTGCCTTCTATGGTATTGACTAAATATTATTGGGGGCTGAAATATGCCCCCTTTAATTT